TCATCTGAAGATAACGATTCACCTGCTGATTTATGAACGGAAGATACTTCTTAATGATCTTCGTTTTTACACCATCGTCCTTGAGTAAGGAGTAGGCAAAATCGTAATAAACGATTTCTTCTTTTTTCTTTGAGAGGTCTTCGAATGTTTTTTGGAGATTGGTTTGAAATTCTTCTAGCTTCTCATGTTCAGTATTTCTATTTGCAAGGTTTTGGGTAATAGTTTGAATTTCGTGTTCAAGATCTCGTATTTGTCTTTGGTTAAGTCCAATCCGAGTATTGTTTTGAGAAATCTCATGATTGAGTTTCGTAATCTCCTTAGAAAGTGCAATAAATTGACGCTCTCTTTCTTGTTCTATCTTTATAGTCTCCTCTAAGTCTTGATAACCTTTTTGGAGTTCCTTTGCCTTATTTTGAGCGTCGGTGATTTTATTTATTCTAAACTCATCCTCAATAGACTGTGTGCATGTGGGGCAGACCGTATTTTCAGTAAAAAACTTATGCTCCTTAGTAATGGCAGTTACTTTTTGAGATATTTTGCCCCTAAGATTGTTAAGCTTTACTAACTTATCATCAGCACCAATAACTTCTTCCTGTTCTTTTGTATACCTAAAAATATTCTCTTCTGTGTGAGCATTTTCAGTCATATAAATGCCAACTTCCTGATCTAACTTGGTAATCTTGTCTTGATTGGTGTTTATATTGGCATTACCACGACTTTCAAGTTCTTCAATAAAACTTTCTTGCATCCTAATCTTATCTTTAAGATTTTCTTTTTTAAGATCATAAGATTTAATCTGTTCTTTTCTTTCACGTATTTTATCCTTAACAATATTATTCATTGCAGAAAAAACACGGATATCTAATAAATCCTCAATCACTTCACGACGATTTGAAGTTGTAAGTTGCATAAAAGGTACAAAAGTACTTGAACCAAGAATCACAATCTGAGTAAAGGACTTATAGTTCAACTTTAAAATATTTTCTTCTAAAATACGTTGCATTGCACGATCATCTGCTTCACGATGCAACTCAACACCATTTACAATAATATCAAATATTGATGGTTTGATACCTCTACGAACAAGATATTGACGATTATTAATGTCAAATTCTATTTCAACCACACATTCTCTTTCATTGACCGTATTTACAAGTTGTGGTTTATTAATTTTACGAAAAGGTTTATTGAAAAGAACAAACGTAAGAGCATCTAAAATAGTTGACTTACCAGCACCATTTGTCCCAATAATTAAGTTTGTATGATATTTTTGAAAATCAACTTCTGTAAAACTACTTCCAGTAGAAAGAAAGTTTTTCCATTTAATCTTTTGAAAGGTTATCATTCAATTTAGGGGGAATAACAATATCGTTGGGAGTGACAACAGCATATTTGTAATTATACCTCTTACAGGTCAATATGGCAAGTTGCTCATCAACTTCAACTATATCCATTTCGGTATCTTCTTGATCTTCAAGCATCAATGCATATCTTACCGCATCATCTTCTTCCTCAAAAAGAAAAAGAACTTTTTCACCATATCTGTTTTGGACAGCATATGCACCATCATCCTTTTTATTTTTAAGAGTAAGAAGAAACATTACTCAACCTCACAAGCTTCTGAATAGATTTTTTGAAGTAATCCTTTGATAATAGACTTATCTCCTTCAAATTCTGATTCATCAATATATCTATTCAAAATAGAGATTGTATTTTCAGTTTCTTCAACTTCAAACTCATCATTTTCTTGAAGAGCAAAATTTTCAACAATCTTAAGTTCTTGAACTCCAGAAGTGTATAGTTTATCTATAAACTTTTCAAAGTTTTTAGGTTCAGTTTTTTTCTTAACAATCACCTTTACTATTTTATCTTGATACTCACGAGCATCAAACAAACGATAGTTTGTATCTTCGTAATAGATATTATAAAAAAGTTTATAGGGATTATTAACTGGTACATGTTCCAAAGTTTCTGTATCAAAAATATGAAATCCACGAGTATCATTCACATCATTCCAAAACATCTCATATGGATTACCAAGATAAAAGATTTTGCCATCGTCAGAACGGGTGTGGTAATGACCAGAATATACACGCTGAAACTTATTAAAAATATTAGTATCCATACCGTCTTCCATTACGTGTCCACGATAGGCACGAAAACCGTTGAGTTCTAAATGACCCATCACAATTTTACTTGTGGTTTTTTGAATCGTTTTTGAAGTGCTTTGTTGATTTTCCTGATTGATCCAAGGAACGAATAAAACTTTTAGTTTCCCAATATTAACTTCAGTTGCCTCTGAATAAATTTGAACGTTACTATATTCCTTTAATAAAAGACCTACAGAATTAACCGAGTTTGTATTTTTATAATATGAAGTATGATTTCCAACAATCGTATGAAGTGTTATACCAAGTTGTTGTAGGCGATCATAATAGTTTTCTTTAGCCCACTCCAATGCCCACAGATCGATTGACCTGCGATTATCAAATGTATCTCCCATATCAATCACAGTCTTGATATTGTTCTCTTCCAGATAAGGAAAGAAAATAGTATCATAAAACTTCTTAAAGTATTCATGCAAAAACTTGGAAGACTTACGAGCACCAAAATGCTGATCGGTAATGATTACAACTTTCATCTGCCACGATACTGAATATTATCTTTAATACTATTATAATCAGAACTACTACCAGAAAGCAAACTATCATCAACCATCATTACCTCATCAAAACCAGTTCTCTCAATAATCTTGGTCTTGATTTCCAGTTGCTTTTTCTCTTTCTGAATACGACGAAGAAAAGCATAATGAATGATTTGTGTAAAATATGCAAAAGGATTAGTTGATTTTGCAGGATCAAAATTATGAATATACTGAACACAGTTTTCAATTCCATCAGAAATCATATCATCTCGAAACATGTAGTTCACAAAGTTAGGTTTATATGAAAGGTGTGTAGCTATTTTTAAAAAACACTCACCCAAATAGTTTGAAATTGGTGGTTTACCTTCCCAATGTTTTGCTCTTTCTTCTTTTGGTTGCTTAGTTAAGTCTTTATCATACTTTTTCAAGTATGCCACTTCAACTTTAGTTCTATAAACAACTAATGCTTCAAGTAACTCTTTATTATTTACATAATGTTCTGATTTCTTTTTGGACATAACATTGGTTTCTGTAGATAAATTTTTGTTATGTTTATTATAGCATACTTTGGAGAACTTGACAAAATCTAAAAATATGAGTAAAATACCTTTGTTAGGTTTGAAGATGAGACTTTAGATTTCTTTATTAGCTTAAAGATCTTTTTGAAAGATATTTTCAAGATTATTTCTAGCATCTTCTACTGAAGATACGTAACCCATTTTATCAGATATACTTACTTTTCCATCTATTTCAATATCAATATCTTCTTCTTTAATATATCTTTCATAGTACTTAATTATTTGATTTGATTTAATCTCAGTCATCGTAATAATCTTATCATATTTCATAATAAAAATATTATCTGTTGGTATTTCTAACCATGGTTTTATCTTAACATATTGACCAATATGATTATGAACTATTTTCATTATGACAGGATTTTGAAGCATAATTACAGGATCTCCATCATTTTCATCAACTGATACTAATGAAAATATTTCTTCACCGGTGATTAACTTAATAACTGCGTAAAATTCTTCTCCCATTAGTTTTTAAGCGGTATGTTTACAATATCATAGTTAAAGTTTTCTTCATTGTAAATTTTAATTCTTTCAATGAGATGATTAAGTGTATAATTTTTTCTCGATTTGTAACTAATATCATCGGCAATGTCATATAGAGTTGCTTTTGTTTTATTATCTCCTTTTCTTAAAACTCTCCCAATTGATTGGAGATTTCTAATTCTTGATTTACTAGGTGAAGCAAAAATAACATTATGTAGATTTTTAATGTTAATTCCTGTACTGAAAGTTCCGTAAGATGCCACAATAATTGCATTATTTTCTTTTTCAGTAATCTCTCGAACTTTTTCTCGATCCTCTGTATCTACACCACCATGTACAAAAAATACATGACGTTGTTCAATCATGCTACTATTTATCAGTTCATATAATGGTTGACCGTGGCCTTCAACTCTGGAAAATAGAATTAAAGTATTACCTTTGAGATCTATGGCAAGGTTTTTAATAAACTTATTTCGTTTTTCGTGATTGATAATATATTGAACTTCATCTTCAAATGTTTCAAATCTATTCGGTGGGTGTTTCAATAGCAGAATATTAATATCCAGTTTAGCAACGTGACCCTTTTGCATCAGTTCATCTGTGCGAACGATTTTATAAGATGGCCCAAACAAACCTTCTAAAACCCACTTGTGTGTCTGCGTGCCGTCTAGCGTGCCGGTGAAACCATAAC